GTTTTCTTTTTATGCGTGCAAAATTGAGAAACCAAAAACCGAAATCATGAAAGGAAGGCCCCCAAAGCCCACTAGACTTAAGGAGATGGCCGGAACAGACCAACCTTGTAGGGTGCTAGATAACGAAATGCAGGTTAGTTTATTGGCCACAATACCAGAACCTACCTTTGAATTAAGCGAAGGCGGGCTAAAAGAATACTCTATAATTTGCGCAGAGTTACACAGTAAAAGAATGTTGCACCTTGTAGATTTAGCCCTTATTACTGCTTATGCTAACGAGATGGCTTTGTATATTGAGCTAGAAATTTACCTTAGAATCAATGGCCGTATAGATGAATTCTTTAATGAAGATGGCGCACTTACTAGGCGAACTTATAAGCCGGAATACAAAATAGCTAAAGATAGTTTAGCAAATGCATTAAAATTAGCTACACAGTTTGGTTTAACACCTAGCAGTAGAACACGTATTGCAATGCCAGAACAGATAGAAAATACTTTCAAGCTATGAAAAAGGACTACTATTTTGATGCAGAAACTGCAGATAAGGCGGTTAAATTTATAGAAACACACTTAACACACACCAAAGGAGAGCTAGCAAAAACTCCTTTTATACTGCAGGAATACCAAAAAGAAGAGATTATTAAGCCTCTTTTCGGATGGAAAAATGCAGATGGAAGCAGGAAATATAGAACAAGTTTTATCTTTTTACCTAGGAAAAATGGTAAATCTACACTAGCTGCAGCCATAATTTTAACGCTTTTATACTTAGATAATGAATTTGGCGCCGAGTATTATTCAGCGGCGAACGACAAAGAGCAGGCTAAAATTGTGTATTCTGTAGTAGCAGACATGATTAAGAACAACCCAAAGCTGTTACAATTTGTTCAAATATTTAAATCTAGTATTGTATACGATGCACAAGGCTCTTTTTATAAAGCTATAAGTAGAGAAACAAGTACAAAACATGGCTTTAATACTAGTGGTTTTGTCTATGATGAACTACATGGTATGCGAGATGATGGTACAGAGAATTTGTGGCAGGTTTTAGAAACTAGTACAGGAAGTAGAAAACAGCCGATTTCTATAGCTATAACCACAGCAGGTTTTGATAGATACAGCGCATGCTATAAGATGTATGACTATGCAAAGAAAGTTTTAAATGGCACTATAGTAGATGAGCAATTTTTAGCAGTAATCTATGAAGCTGAACAAGATGATGACATAACAAGTCCGGAAACATGGGCCAAAGCAAACCCGGGTCTAGGTGTATCTTTAAAATCTTCATACATGGAAAGGGAAAGCTTAAAAGCTCAAAATCAGCCTAGTATGGAAAATATCTTTAGAAGATTGCACCTAAATCAGTGGACTAGTGCGGAAAGTAGATGGCTGCCAGACCGGGATATTGTAGAATGTAATGAAACTATCAGCGATGAAATACTTTTAAATACACCCTGCTATGGTGGTTTAGATTTAGCATCTGTGAGAGATTTAACGAGTTTTGTTTTAATGTGGCGAATTGGAGAAAAGATAATAGTAAAGCATTGGACTTTTCTACCAATGGATAAAGCAGAAGGTAGAAGCGGTGGATTAGATGGTGTGAACTATTTGGAGTGGAGCGACTACTTAGAAATTACACCCGGTAATGTAACAGATTACAATTTCGTAAAACATAAAATTTTAGAGCTTTCTGAAAAGTACAAAATACAATCCATAGCTTTTGACCGTTGGAATTCATCACAATTAGTAATTGAACTAATAGAAAAAGGCTTAAAAATGTCTGCTTTTGGTATGGGTTACAAATCCTTAAGCGCACCAACAAAAGAAATAGAAGCAAAAGTACTTACTAGAGATTTTATATATTTTAATGACCCTGTTGTTAGGTGGCAATTTGGAAACGTACAACTTTTAATTGACCCTGCAGGAAATATTAAACCTGCAAAGGATAAAAGTACAGATAAGATAGATACTATTTTAGCTATATGCATGGCAGTAGGTGAAGAGATGTATAGTGAAGCTCCGGTAATTAGTAAGTACGACCGAGATAATAAAGGCTTTTTTACTATATAAAGCTATTGCTTAAGTACTTAAATTGTTGTAAATTGCAAAAAGACTTTTTTTAAATGGGATTATTTGATTTTTTCAAGAGAACCGAAGCACAAACAGAGCAGCGCTCGTACATGGATTATGCAATGGGTTTAAACCTAGATAGCAAAACCATTAATGTAACACCAGAAAGTGCGCTTTCTTTTAGTGCAGTTTATGCTAGTGTAAGGATAATATCAGAAACAATAAGCCAATTACCTTTTAACTATTATAAGAAAACCAAAGAAGGTAGAGAGGTATACAAAGAAAGCGCTTTACAGTTTCTAGTACATGATGAGCCTAATGGTTACCAGACTAAGTACGTGTTTTTTGAAACTTTAATAAATACACTTTTGTTATATGGTAATTCCTATGCATACATAGAAAGAGATGCTACAGGTGTACCTTTAGCTTTGACTTTACTACACCCGGACAATGTACAAGTAAAAGTAAAGAACAATAGACTACTTTACGAAGTAAGGGACCAAGGTATATACGATGCTAGTGATGTTATACATATATTAGATATGACTTTAGATGGCTACACCGGAAGGTCGAGAATATCAGTTGCAAGTGATAACATAGCACTAGGATTAGCAGCACAGAAGTACGGAAAGAAATTTTTTGAATCTTCTGCTAAATTAAGTGGTGTTTTAATGCACCCGGGCCAACTAGGAGCAGATGCAATGAAAAACCTTTCTAGCCAATGGCATAGCACATACCATAGTGGAGTAAGTGGTAACTTTAAAACTGCAGTACTAGAGGAAGGTATGACTTACAAGCCTATCCAATTAACACCAAACGATGCACAATTTTTAGCTACTAGAGAATTTAGTATTTTAGAGATTGCTAGAGTAATGAGAGTACCGCCGCACATGTTAGCAGATTTGTCTAGGGCTACTTTCTCAAATATAGAACACCAATCTATAGAATTTGTTACACACACAATAAATCCTTTGATTAAGAAGATAGAGCAGGAATTTAATAAAAAGCTAATCTTTAATAATAAAAAAGGTGATACATATTTTGAGCATAATGTTAATGCACTTTTAAGAGGTGATTCAAAAGGTAGGGCTGAGTACTATGCAAAAATGTTTAGTATTGGTGCAATTACACCTAATGAAATTAGAGCTAGAGAAAACCTTAATAACATTAAGGGCGGTGATGCTACTTTTGTACCTATGAACATGATTAACACCGACAAACCAAAAGAAGTAATAAAAGATAAACCTAAAGCTATCGTAGATGGAAAAGATGGAGATAAGACAGTTTGATCTGGCAGAATTTAGATATGACAAAGCAGAAAACGGCGATACTATAGTAAAAGGCTATGCTGCTGTATTTGGTTCTTTGTCGGAAGATTTAGGCGGATTTAAAGAGAAAATAAACAATAGAGCCTTTGATAATGTTTTAGAGGATGATGTAGTAGCTTTATTAAACCATGATAACAATATAGTATTTGGTAGAACAAGCTCCGGTACTTTAAAGCTTTCAGTAGATGAGAGGGGTTTAGTTTCTGAGATTAGAATGCCTAATACAACTGCAGCAAATGACACTTTAGAGTTAATGCGCAGAGGTGATATAAATAAAATGAGTTTTGGCTTTTTAGTAGATAAGGATGCATGGGTAGATAGTGAACGAGGGTATGTAAGAGAAGTTAAGGAGGTAAAAAGGCTCATCGATGTGAGCCTAGTTACAAGGCCGGCTTACCCGCAAACAAGCGTTGCAATTAGAAGCTTAGACATTTTTAAAAGCGAAAAACCAAATACTTTAAGTACGCTAAAAAACAAAGTTAAATTATTAAAACTTACAAAATGAAAAAGACTATTAAACAACTAAAAGATGAAAAGGCAGTAGCTTTATTATCTATGCAGCGCTTAATTGAAACTGCAGAATCAGAAGATAGAAACTTATCTACAGATGAGCAATCAGCTTTTGATGAATCAGAAAAGACTGCTACAGATATGACTGCCCGAGTTGGTAGATTAGAGCGCTCTTTAGACTTGACAAAGACACCTGTAACACCGGTTACTTTTGAAACTCAAAACCTAAAAGCAACTGATAAGGATTTACAAAGATTTTCTTTAACTGCTGCAGCTAGTGCTGCTTATAGTGGTCAAATGGAAGGGCTTGTAAGAGAGATGCACCAAGAAGCTAGAACAGAAAATCCAGGCCGCCTATTTCGTGGGATTGGTATTCCTTCTATTGTATTAGAAACTCGTACAGATTTACCTGCAGGAGCTTCACAAGTTAATCCAACTGATGTAGGTTCTTTTATTGACCAACTACAAGCGAACTCTGTACTTGTTGGTGCAGGAGCTAATTTCTACAGTGGCTTAACTGCAGATAGAAAGTTTCCTATTGTCGCAGATATTGATTCCGGCTTTATTGCAGAAGATGGTGCAACCGGACAAAGTGCAGCAGGTTCTTTAACAAATATTACTTTAGACCCAAAGAAATTAATTTCTGTTGTTTCTATGAGTGCTGAAATGATGACACAAAACAAATCTGCAGAGGCAGCTTTGCAGCGTAACATGACACGTTCTATAATGGCAGCTTTTGAGAAAGCTCTTTTACAGGATGCCGCAACTACTACTAATGGACCAGATTCTTTATTTAATGATGCAGGAGTAGTTACACCTACAGGCTCAATATCTAAAGCAGAATTATTTGAAGCAGAAAGAGTAATCTTAAACGCTAACTATAACCCTTCTACAGGTCGTTTCGGATACTTGTTTAATGCAGGTGCTTTAGCAGCTTTAAAGAATGAAGCGGGTATTGATTACGTAGCAGCATTTGCAGACTTTGCAAATAAGCAGGCTAATGGTTATAAGTACGGTGTATCTTCTAACCTAGGTGTTAAGGGTACTCCTTATTCTGAGGCAATGTTATTTGGTGATTATTCAGATGTACACATGGCAACTTTTGGCGGCCTTGATATTATTGCAGATAGATTTACAGACGCACACAAAGGTTTATCACGTTTAATCGTGGTGAGTTTAATGGATGCTAAAGCAGCACACGCTAACAGTTTAGTTAAGTGTACAGTAGCATAAATAATAATTGCAGGCTAGTCTAGGCTAGTCTGCTTTTTTACTCTTAACAAATGGCGCAGTATTCAAAAATAGCAGCATACACAGGCACAGAGCTTATTAGCTTAGCAGAGGCTAGGCAATACCTAAGAGTAGACTATACTACAGATGATGCATATATTACTGACTTAATAAAGATAGTAAGAGTGCAAGTGTTGAAAGATACTAATCAAGTAGTAGTGGCTCAAACTATTACAGAGTACTTTACAGATTGGCCTGCAGGTTCTATTATAGCTTTGCGCTATCCGGGAACAATTACAGGTACACCTATATTAAAGTATTTTGATAATTCAAACACAGAAATAACCCTAGTACATAACACAGATTATAGAGTAGTAAATTATATGGGCCTTTGTAAAATAGAACTAATTACAAAACCAATCTTATACATTAGAGCCGAAGCTATTAACTTTGAGTATGTAATTACACCAGATAATAGCGATGCAATAGCGCCCTTAAAAATTGCTATGTATATGTTGATACAACACTATTACGATAACCGTAGTGCAGTAAGTTTTTTGAAAGCTGATGAGATGCCTTTAGGATATAAATCTATAGTAGCAAACTATAAAAACTATATTCTATAATGGTGCAGCCCGGTTTATTTAGATATACAACAACTATTAATTTAGTTTCTACAGGTCAGCAGACTGATTTTGGCGACTACCAAAAAAATAGCGTATCTACACAAACTAGATTTGCAGCAGTTAAATGGCTACCCGGAACAGAGCAAGTTATAAATGATGTAGTAGGTTTAGTTAAAAATATAGAGTTTACATATAGGTATGAAAGCTTAATTGATGAACTAAATAGAATAGATACTATTTCTTATGATAGTACCGGTTTAGGAGATGTAGAGACTTTCAAAATAAAAAGCATAGAACATAAAGGTGCAGGGAACAAGCAACTTATAGTTATTAAGGCCCATTACTTTCAGAACGCATGATAAAACCTATAACTAAAATAGAAGGCTCAGAAAGTATAGATAAAATTTTAAAGTCTTTAGGTAGGGAAGCTATAAAAGATTCTGAACTTAAATCGGGTTTAAAGAAATTAGCTAAACCTTTTATAGTTAGTGCCAGATCTAATATTAATAATGTAACCGGAAACCTTTCTAAATCTATAGGAGTTATAAAGGGGTTAAGGTCAAAAAAAGGTAAGCCATTTGTTTTGGTAGGGCCACGATATTACAAACCTTATAACGGATTTCATGCACATTTTGTTGAGGTAGGTAAACAAGGTTATGACGTAGCATTTGATGCACAGCGAAATATAGAAAGAGCATACGATAGCAATAAGTTTAGTACAATGCAAAAACTAGAAGCTGAAGTATTAAAGCTATTGAAAAAGAAACTAGATAAACTGAACAAGTAATGAGTAGCGCAAAAGCTTTAGATTTTGGAAAGGTAATTTTTAATGTGCTTAAAACAAATAGCACATTATTAAGTGTGGTAGGAATGAGTGCTAACAAAATACAACCTACTCCAATGCTAGAGCAAGGGGACCCGACTATAGGGGTACTGTATGAGATAAGCGCAGTAAATCCTATAAACGCTAAAAGGGTAAACCGGTCAGAAATCACCCCTTTGTATATTGTAGATTTTAGTATACAAGCATTTAGTACAGATTATAGTACAAGTGTAATTTTAGCCAAAGCAGTAATTAATGCTTTTCATGATTTACCTAATGGTGTATATGAATTTATTAAAGTAGATGGTATAAACTTACAAACGATTTCAGAAGATTACAACAAAGCACAAAGATACTATAACAAAGCAATAAGTTTTCAAGCTAGGGTACTGGGATAGTAACATAAAAGAATTAACTTTAACAACTAAACAAAAACAAAATGGCTACAGGATTATTAAACGGAACAGACTTACTTTTAAAAGTAGGCGACAGTAATGCTAATGAGGTAGTAGTAGCATTCGCTACTAGCTGCAGTTTAGAATTATCTGCTGATGAAATCGACCAGACTAACAAAGATTCAGGCGGATGGAAATCAATCATTCAAGGTACTAGAAGTTGGAGCGTGTCAGCAGATGCAATGTATCAAAACGAAGCAGAAGCAAGTAAGAAAGCTTTTACTGATTTCTTTGCTAAAGTAAACACAAGAACAAAAGTATTTGTAGAGCTTACTATATCAAATGCTTTAGGTTCAGACAATAACGTCTACTATAGTGGAGAAGCTTTTGTATCTAGCCTTTCAGTAAATGGCGGGACAGAAGACCAAGCTACTTTTAGCATATCTTTAACAGGTAGCGGCGTATTATCAGAAACAGCAGCAGCATAATATGAAGGCTAAACCTATAATTATATCCGGTAAAGATTACCCGGTTAAGTATGGCTATGCTGCACTAAGACACTTTAGCGATGCCACAGGTACTACACTAGGGGACTTAGGAACTATGGGCGAATCTATGACTATTACCCAAGCTATAGCATTAGTATGGGCAGGCCTTAAAGATGGTGCTAGAGTAACTAAAACTGAATTTGATTTAGATTTAGATGATGTAGCAGATTTATTAGATGAGGACGATAAAGCAATGGAAAGAGTACTAAGTGTATTTAGTGAAAGCTTAGCACCAAAGTCTAAAAAAAAAGCACTCAAAAAGGTAAAGTAGTAGAGCGTAAACAAGCTACTACATTTGATGATTTAGAAGCTGTAGCTTATGGATGGTTAAATTTGACACCAGATCTATTAGATAACTTTACACCTAGAGAGCTAGATAATATGCTGAAAGGTTTTGAGTTACTAGAGGAAAAGCGAAGCCAAGATTCTTGGTATAAGTTTAGGCTACTAGCTAGTACTTTACTTATGCCTCACACAAAAAACGGTAAAGGTGTGAAACCCCAAAAGCTTTGGCCTTTTGATTGGGAAAAGAATGCTAAACCCAAAAGTGATAAGATGAGTGCAGAACGATTAGATTATATAACAAAGAGGTCTAAAGTATTGAGAAATGGCAGGTAAGAATGTAAACATAAGGCTAGGCGCAAACATTACAGACTTTCAGTCTAAGATGAAAAAGGCGCAAAAGAGTTTTAAGAAAACTGCAGGCTCTTTAAAAAGCATAGGTAAATCTATGAGCATGGGAGTAACAGCTCCGCTTTTAGCATTTGCCGCTGCTAGTGTAAAAGCATTTGATACACAAGCCAAAGCCGAAGCCAAACTAAAAACTGCTTTAAACGGAAACGAAAAAGCCTATAAAAGCTTAACCGCACAAGCTAGGGAACTGCAAAAGATTACTACTTTTGGTGATGAAGAAACTATAGCAGCGCAGTCTATGCTAGCTAGTATGGGCTTAGAAGAAGAAGCTATACTAAGGCTTACACCTTTAGTCCAAGATATGGCAACCGCTAAAGGTATGAATTTAAGCGCAGCCGCTGATTTAGTAGCCAAGTCTGTAGGCTCTTCTACTAATGCTATGAGTAGATACGGTATAGAAATAGAAGGTGCAGTAGGTTCATCAGAAAGGTTAGATAGTGCTATAGCAGGTTTAAGTGGTCAATTTAAAGGACAGAGTGAAGCAGCAGCCAAAGCCGGTGCAGGTGGTTTAAAACAACTGCAGAATAGTTTTGGTGATTTAATGGAATCTATCGGCGGGATGCTAATGCCTGTACTAAACAGTCTGGTTTCTAGTATACAGGGTTTAGTAAATGCGTGGACTAATTTAGATGGCGGATTAAAAATAGCAATAATTACCTTTGCCGGAATACTAGCAGCTATCGGTCCGGTAATAACAATAGTGGGTTTACTAGGTGGCGCTTTTGCTTTTATGATTAGCCCGGTGGGTATAGCTATTGGGGTACTAGCAGCACTTACTGCAGCCTTTATATATGTAGCCGATAATTGGGATGCCTTCGCAGAAAGGTTAGGAGATGTGGGTTGGTGGAAAAACGCATTGATTCAGTTACTTCAATGGTGGATTGAATACACACCACTCTCTTTAATTATAAAGGGTTTAAATGGTGTGCTAGATTTCTTTGGGCAGGCAAAAATGCCTAATCCTTTTGAAGCAATGAGCGATACCTTAGAAAGTCTTAAGGTAGATACTAAGGAATATAAAAACGAATTTGGAAGCTTTGGCGATGCTGTAAGCAATGCCGCAACAAAAGCAAAAGATGCCCTTATGGGTATTGGTTCGGGCATGGGAGTTGGTGAAGTAGAGGGCTCTGTAGTTATAGCCGGTGTAAGTCTTATAGAAATAGACATAGATGAAGTAGAAGAGGAAGCAGAAATAATAGATACCGCTTATGGTACTACGTTAGATTCTTTAAAGGAGAAAATGACCGGCTTAAAAGATGCTACTAAAGAGTTTGGTTTAGCAATGGCTAACGACTTTGCCGGTAGTATGGCAAATGCAGTAGTAAGCGGAGAAGATTTCCTACAGTCTATGAAACAGATTTTTGTAGATCTGGCTAAACAGATAGCAGCCATGATAATTAAGGCCGCAATACTAGCAGCTATATTTGCTATGATTCCGGGCATGGGAGTAGCGCAAGCTGCAGCCGGTGGCGCAACTGATTTTCTAGGATTACTTACAGGCGGCTTAACCGGAAAGGCTAGCGGTGGTGGTGTAGCAGGTGGAACCCCGTACATGGTAGGAGAGCAAGGCCCCGAGTTATTTATGCCCGGTCAATCTGGTACAATTATACCTAACGGAAATGTGGGCGGTGGCGCTATGAATGGAAGCTTTGCAGTTAGCGGCTCAGATTTAATACTTACAATAGATAATCAAATAGCAGCCGATACAGATGGTGCAGCCGGCGGCTTAACTAGTGCATCTTTAAATGCAAGATAATGAGCGCAACTTACTTTACTAGCACATTCAAAGCTACTACTACTAACTTTGTGTATGAAGTTAATATAAAAAGCAAAACCTTAAACGCAGGCACAAGCGAAGAAATAAAACTTACAAAATCGGGCTTTAAATTAAAGTATGAAAAAGGTAAGGACACTAAAATAGCAGAAATTAAATCTAGTGCTGTTAGTATAGGTTTAATAATAGAAAACGATGCAGTAAAGAACCAAGTAAACACAATCTTAGGAACCTCAGAGGGTGATTGGTATATAGAAATTAAAAGGAATGGAGCTATATATTGGACAGGGTGGGTTAAGCCTGCTTATGATAGCTTTAACGATGGCGCTTATCCTTATGTTTTAAACATTAGGGCTACAGATAGTTTAGGGCGCTTAATGAATAAGCTTAACAATACTATTACTACATCCGGGCCGCAAGATTATAAAGATTTATACCATGGTTTAAAAATATTTTTTGATTCCTTTGATATTGATAGTTTACCTATAGAGAATTATTCTGTGCTTTCTCTTTTTGCATTTTGGTCTGAAGAGTTGCCTTATTCTACTAGCGTAAATGCTATGCGTAAATTAGTATATAATAGAAATACTTTTGTTGAAGATAACGTAAACAACCCAGGACTGATACAAAGCTATTTGCAAGAATTAAAAGGGGTTTTAAAGTCTTTTAATATAAAGCTCATATACTCTAATAATAGATATTGTTTAATCCAAGACACCGGTTTAGGTGGTGCTGCTCCTTACGTTTGGCTTAGTAATACTCCCGATACTACTGCTACAGAATTTAGATTAAACACAGATATAAGAGTACAACCTCTTTCGGTAGATAATTCTTTAGATGTAACCTCGGTAAACGGTAAAATGTTAAGCGGTGGTCAGTTTAGATTAGACCCGGAAATCAATAGTGTGAGTGGTAGATATATAAAAGGTAATGCTTTATGTACATTTAACCCCGGACAAAATTACAATAGTATAACTACTATAGGAGTAGTAGACCAAGGTACAACACAATTATATTTAAACTTAAACTTAGATATAGTTGATGTATGGGATAGCTCCACAGTAACCCCACACGCATACCAACAGGGTTACATGACCGGATTGCTATACTGTAAACTAAAAGTAGGAAACCTATATCTTTCTAGTAATGGTATTTTTAACAACAACACTACTATGGGGTGGGAATGGTCTACTGATTCTAATTCTACATTTAATTTTGCAAGTGGTTTTGGTACTAGTGATGTAAACGCACTAGAGAACTACATGATGCAAACAACAGGCTATATTTATAACTATGATGCAGATAGCCCTGTAGGATTTGATACAGCTACTATAAAGCTCATAATAATGAATTTGGCTTTACCTGCTTTAGAATCTTTTGGAGAGGTGCAGTTTGAAATGAATGGGGGAATTATATATTTTCAGCTACCTAGTAGTACTGTAGTTTATAGCCCAGATGATTATTTTGCTAACTTATATGCAAATATAAGTACTTTACAGATGCCAACAAGTACAGGTTTAAATACTTCAAACATACCTGTAAGCAGAGATTTAAATATACTTACTGTGCCTTTAATTAGTAGTATAATAGAAGGCCTAATAGGTGATTCAAACAACACAGCCGGAACGCAATACTATGCAAGTGTAAGCCCTTCTACATCAAATATAGATAAAGATTTAGGCGATTTTGTACTAGGCAATATATCATCTGCAGAAAGCACTTTAAATACTATAAGGCTTTTACAAAGTGGGCAGTTTGCTAATGCCGGTGGTTTTGATATTGGAAGTGGTACACAATACAAAAACTTAACGCAGTTAGTAATAAATGAGTATTTAAAAATAAGCGATAAACCAACAGTAATTTTACAAGGTAATTTACTAGCTGCAGGTTATGAAGCAACACGCCCTTTATTGTATGAGGATGAAATAGGTGGTACAAAGAGTATATTTATATTTGTTAGTGGTACTTTCAATGCTGCGTCTGATACATGGAGTGGTACTTGGTACAAGCAAGACAAATCTACTGAAACAATAGTAGAAGACACTACACCAATATATGACCCGGATTCTTTATCAGATACTTTTAGTGATGCTGTATCTTTAATACCAGACAAACATAATTT